ACTAACCTAGAGCCCTTTCGGGTTCTTCCAGATGGCATGAATAAACTTACCAAGGCGTAAGTGGCCGTGATACCACATAGACAGGATTTCTCTTGTCGTTGCGGCATTATCGCACCACATACCCCAGTAAACTTGTTCTTCTGTCACTGAACGTCGACCTTTTATACCTTTGGGATCCTCTTTAGGAGGAAGACCAATAAGGACTAACAGAAATCTAGACCATGAAAGTTTGCCATAATATAACATTCGGAACAAGTTCCAATCTGTTATCATGTCATCCTTAAACATGTTCCAGTAAATCTGCTCGTCTGAAATATAAAATCGTGAACGAGGTGAAGCTGCACGCTTAGCGGCTAGGCCCTTCTCATTAAGAGCAGGAGCCCAACCGGCTATCATTGCATAGTACGGACTTGTCCGAGGAATGTCAGTAGACTTGTATAAGTCAGCTTGAAGCCATGAGTTAGGAGAATCTTTAAGTTCAGCACCCATACGGGTCTGTTTCATAAAGGTATACTTCGAAACAAATGACTCCACCCAATCTTTAAAATCGATTGCATGGAACAAACTGTCGTTATATCTAGGCTCTGATAATTTCTCGTAAGCCTTTCCTAAGATACCACTAGTGGGTTCATCCATACGAGTTTGGAATACAAGTGATTGAGCAACTTCGTACAGATTTGTATCGTACGCATCGTTATCATCAATCATTTGCATCACTTGCTCAGGAATTGGTGGAAGATTGTCTCCCTTACGGGTGATAATCTTCAGATCGGAATAAGATCTTACCAAGTCTGGAACAAGATTAATGTGGAGGTTCCCAAACTCTTGCTCATAAGCAAAAGCTCGAGCTACAGCGCCACGTATAATATAATTACTTAAATAAGGAATTATATACATCGCACCATAGGCCCGACGATCATCCATACGGTTGATTGTCAGGTCGCCCACACTTACCGGGCTATTGTCAATTTCTTGATGTAGTCTGTTAAGTAACTTAACTAAATCTAGCATCGTCATCTTAATAGGAACGACGAACTCTTTGAGTTCATCAGCCTCCCGGGCAACCGGATCCCAGGTGTACGAAATCGCTTCTCTGTAACTCAGAATGCCCTTAGAGGCACAATGATTCAAGAGAGAAATCAGTAAACCCTGCGATACTTCGGTATCCTTCAGTTTACTATCATGCACATTTCCAATTATTTTAGATAACTGGGATGTGCTCAACAATAAACCTCTAGAAGACAAGTATAGAACCATACTGATTCTATCCTTGATCGACGTATTTGTGATAAACTGTTTCCAGCTTAACCCAGACACATCGACTCCCTTAGTAACAGTCCGTTTTGCAAACTCAAAAGTTTGCGAACTTTCTGAGACTAACGTCTTAGAAGGATTTGTTTCCACATCTAGAAGGCCCATAACTCTTAAGTACTCGTGATAGACTTCGCGATCAAAGATCACTAAATCATCACCAAGTATTTCATAGCCTGTGAACCAGGTAGAGTGGTTAGTTAGATTTCTCGCACAAAACTGTAAGATGCAGTGATGTGTAAGAGCCAACATTGCCCACGAAGACAGGCAACCCATAGGTTGACCTGTTCCATACCAAACTGACTCACCATCACGGAAGTCTTTTGACAGCGCTTGTCGTTGGACAAACGGACGGTTTAAGATCGTACGCCAGAGTGAACCAATACGGTTCCCAAACAAGGCATTAAGAATGTCTTCTTGAAGCATGATTGGTAATCGGTCGGTAGCACTAGATAAATCAACGGAAAACGCGATACCTGAAGATGCAGTCTTTTGGACTGACCTCTTCACCGACATTTCCTGGTTAAAGGTTCCATCATTTGGCAATCTTGCCAAGATTTCAAACAATGTTTTATGCAAAGGATGAAATAGGGACTGAGTCCATATGTCAACCATCGCAATAACCCGTAATTTACCTGCAGGCTCCACTATTCCATGAAGCTTACCGGCGTATAGATCTGTATAACCACCTGGGGCATAAACAGGAACTTTTCTACTCCCTTTGGGAGTGGTAATAGTATCCCACTCCTCGATTACTCGAGGCATTTTAAAAGGCGTAAACCGAGGTGGTTTCGCTCTTCGACTTTGTTCGAGAGATGATCCCTCGTAGGTTTGATACAGGCTATAGGAGATCTCCTTAGTTTTCACTAAAAGGTCCCATAGTCCCCCAGCGGTTACATGACAATACTTACGTATTGCGTTAGCAAGTTGGGGATCTCTAAAGATTGATATCGCGTCTGCATGTACTGAAGAGAAGGCCGGACTATTGTTCGGACCTCCTTTAACAGAAACACGCAGGTGGTCGGCTTTTAAGCGTGAGATATTAACACCCTTCTTAAGAAGAGCAAAATTGTTCTTGTGCCCCACAAATCCAAAGATCCAATGGCGAAACAATGTGACAAATTCGTCAGAACCCTTAAAGGGATCTGTAATAGTATTCAATTTCGGTTTAACGGGTGCGTCAAGCACTCGGTAGACAGAAAGGATAGTATTCCAGAACCGGATAGTCCGGGGATTTCCCCTTCTTATCTCTTTACGATCCATAGATCCGATGAAACCAGGTAACCCGTTGATCAAACGAGTTAGTGGTAGACCGGGCTCTATTTCCCGTAAAGTACGGTAAGGCTGACCGGAGGTGAAACGTTGGATTGCTGTGTGATTGGCTTTTAGCCACTTGCATGTATAAAGCGCACCGTGATGTCTGTTAGTTTTGAGCATAAGCTCAAGGAACTTCCAGCAATGTCTGATTCTAGGAGAGACTCTCCCTCTAAGAGTTGCAAAAGTGATCAAAGATCGCAAATGCTTCTTAAAGAGAGCTTTTAACGATTTCTCGTCAAAAAGCGATACCACTTTAAATACTTGTCTAGCCTTATTAAGAAACTTGCTTTGAATTAAGAATTTACTTTTTAATTTTAGCATGTTAATAATGAGGTTAAAGAGTTATAAAGCTAATCTGTTCCTCCTCTTTCGAGAAGGGGATTCAGGTTTGCATAGGAGCCACCTAGATTGTTAACTACCGGACGCTAAGTCAGCGATATGGCTTTTTACGGCCAAATGTTTGAGTTTAGCGGAACATTCGTTGTCACAATACGGGGAGAGGTATATTTGGTGTTCAAACCAATATCCGTGGGTTCCCAATCCACGATGTTCGTTTCCGA